GTCTGGCTCAAACTTTCCCCCGATCGGGCAAAAAAACGGGAACCGTCCCGATCCCGCTCATGCATGCGTCAGATCGCATCCCCACAAGGCGAAACGCGCTGGCTTCCAACCGGGTGCGTCAGATCGCATCCCCACAAGGCGAAACGAGGACGGAACCGATGGACCTGTACCACTTCACCTGCGCCCATCGCGTGCAGCACATCCGCGACGACGGGATCGTGGTCCCGGGTCAGCACCTGAAGCGCGATGACGGGCTCCCTGCGACAGCGATCCCGTGGTCAGCCTTCGCCTGGTTCACCGACCTGTCGGTCCCGGCTCGGGAGCCCCTGGGCCTGACGATGGAACTCCTCCGCTGCGACAGGACCGCCTTCCGCTTCCGCGCTCTCACCGGGTCGGCGCTCATGCCGTGGCTGGAGGTGCGGCGCGGCTACCCGTGGCGGCACTTCCTGGAGTCACCGGGGACGCGTCCGGGCAACTGGTACGTCAGCGCCGAGTCGGTGCCGGTGATCGAGGACCCGCTCGCATAACGCCAAGGATGCATGCGCGCATGGGAACTTTGCCACGCGCAAGAATCGGGACCAGACTCGTCCTGTGACGGCATCCGTCCCCGCTCCCGAGTTCGATGCCCTGGCACCTTTCCGAGTGCCGCTGAGCAGTCTTCACCCGTCCGAGCGGAACCCCCGTATCGGTGTCATCCCTGCGATCGCAGAGTCGCTGGCGACCAACGGGCAGTACCGCCCGATCGTGGTCCGCGCCGACGGGGAGATCCTGGCAGGCAACCACACCTGGAAGGCAGCCGCGTCCCTCGGCTGGACTGAGATCGCTGTCGTCCGGGTCGACGTCACCGACGAGCAGGCTGCCCGCATCATGCTCGCGGACAACCGCACGGCTGACCTCGGCGGCTACGACGACGCCGCCCTGCTCGCCCTGCTGCAGGAGGTGCAGGAGGTCGACCTCGCGCTGACGGGCACGGGCTACAGCCCCGACGACCTGGAACTCCTCCTCGGGATCACCGAGGCCGACGAGCCGACCGTCTACAGCCGCAAGGTCGACCCGATCCAGTACGTCCCGACGATGGAGGAGCCGCCCCCGTGCGCCGAACTCGTGGACCGCACCAAGGCCTCAGCGCTGCTCGACGCGATCGACGCCGCCGCGATCCCCGAGGAGGTGCGCGACTTCCTGCGGGCAGGCGCGATGCGGCACCTCGTGTTCGACTACGCCCGGATCGCAGAGTTCTACAGCCACGCCGACGCTGAGGTCCAGGCGCTGATGGAGGCCTCGGCCCTGGTCATTGTCGACTTCGACGACGCGATCCACCACGGCTTCGTCAGGCTGAGCACCCGCCTGCAGGGACTGCTCGACCTCGACCTGGCCGACCGTCCCGCCTACGACGCGGCGGCTGGTCGCGGTGCGTGACGACTTCGGCGTCTTCATCCTGACCCACGGCAGACCTGCCGGGGTCTCTGCCACGCTCGGGGCTCTGCGCCGTGCGCGGTACACGGGCAAGTGGTGGCTGGTCCTCGACACCGACGACGAGACGGTCCACGACTACGCCCAGCGCTGGGGTGCTGAGCACATCCTCACCTTCGACAAAGACGAGGAGGCGAAGCGATTCGACCTCGCGGACAACCGGGATCACCCGCGCGGCGTCATCGTCTACGCCCGCAACGCTGCAGCCCGCCTCGCTGCTGAGATGGGCCTGCGGTACTACATGCAGTTGGACGACGACTACTCGTACTTCGCGCACCGCTTCCAGCGCGGCGACACTGCTCTCCTGGACTACGCCTACACGTTCCGATTCGATGACGTGCTGGAGGCCTTCGTCGACTTCCTGGAGGACTCCGGGGCTCTCACCGTCGCGTTCGCTCAGGGCGGGGACTACATCGGCGGGCTCCCCGGTGACTGGTCCCGCGTGGTCGTGAAGCGCAAGGCCATGAACACCTTCATCGCGCGCGTCGACAGGCCGATCGACTTCGTCGGCAGGATCAACGAGGACGTCAACACGTACGTCTGGCGCGGGGGTCAGGGTGATCTCTTCCTCACGATGACCGACTTCATGGTCGAGCAGAAGGAGACCCAGTCGCAGGGCGGCGGGATGACCGGGGCGTACGTCGACGGAGGGACCTACGTCAAGTCGTTCTACAGCGTGCTCTTCAACCCGTCATGCGTGAAGGTCGCCACCCTCGGAGAGGCGCACGACCGGCTCCACCACCAGATCGCCTGGAACAACGCGGTGCCGAAGATCGTCAGCGGCAGCCACCACCGCGCGGCGTGAGGAGGCCGCCATGTCTGAGATCCCTGACAACCCGGGACCCGAGCCGAGCGAGTTGCTACGCCTCGCAGCGACCGGCATGGATATCGACGCGATCGCCCGTCGGTTCGGCATGCGCCGCGAGGAGGCCGCGAAGGCTCTCAGCGCTGACGCGGCCAACGCCAGGACCGCGATGCCTGACCTCGACGGCGAGCGGCTGATCGAGCGGACCCACCTCGACATGCTGCGGCGGACCCTGCTCCCGGCAGCCCTGAACGGTGACATACAGGCTGCTCGCCTGCTCGTCCGCATCCACACCGCGCGGGCTCTGCTCCTCGGCCTGCTCGACGAGATGCCAGTGCTCGACACCGACAGCGCGGAGGAGGTGAACGAACTTGACCGGATCCGTGCTCGACGTGCCAACCGCCGCGCGTCCTCGGCTTGAAAGCCTGCCGTCGTTCCACCACAGCAGCGCTGACGAGGGCTTCGAGTTCCTGGACCTGCTCGGGATGCCGCTCCTCGACTGGCAGCGCTACAGCCTCGCGGCCACCCTCGGGGAGACCGAGGCAGGGCTGTGGGCGGCACCCTGGGTCGTGGAGATCTGCCCGCGTCAGAACGGGAAGTCGTACAAGTGGGCGGCTCGTGTCCTCATGGGCTTGTTCGTGTTCGGCGAACGGCTCATCACGTACACGGCGCAGACGGTGAAGACGGCGCTGGAGGTCTTCCGGCTGGTCGAGTTCTACGCACTGCGGCACTCCAGCACCCGCCGCCTCGTGGCCCACGTCATCCACACGCAGGGCCGTGAAGAGATCGAGTTGTATTCCGGCCAGCGCTTCATGGTGCAGAGCCGCGTACGGAACTCGGGTCGTGGCTTCAGCGGTGATCTGCTCATCATGGACGAGGCGATGGACCTGCGAGACCAGGCTCCGATCAACGCGCTGATCCCGACGCTCGCCGCCCGTCCGAACCCTCAACTCGTCTTCACCTCCTCAGCAGGTGACCCCGGCTCGGTGGTCCTCGCTGATCTCCGCGCACAGGGCCAGCGCGGGCAGGAAGGCCTTGCCTACCTGGAGTACAGCGCCGACGAGCGTGCCGCCTCGGATGACCCGAAGGCCTGGGCTCAGGGGAACCCCGCGCTCGGCACGCTGATCTCAGAGGACACCGTCAGGCGCGAGCGGGCGATCATGTCCGACGACGGCTTCCGTCAGGAGCGTCTGGGCATCTGGGCCACGCAGGTCGCGGGCGCGGTGATCTCTCAGACTGCCTGGGACCACACCCGCGTCGAGGTCGCTGCTGAGCCGATCCCTGGCCTGCTCGGGTTGGCCTACGACGTGAGCCCGGATCGCTCGTGGGCAAGCGTTGTCGTCGCGTACGGCGTCGGCGCGAAGGTCCACGTACGGACCACCCGCCACCGCCTCGGCGACGGCTGGCTCGTGCAGGACCTCAGCAGCCTCGCGGAGGTCTACCAGGTGCCGGTGACCTATGACGCCAGCGGTCCGGGGCGTGACATCGCTGAGCAGTTGCGCGTCGGTGGGGTCGACGTCGTCGCGATCAGCGGGCGCGACTACAGCGCCGCCTGCCAGCGCCTGCTCTCCGGGCTGGTGAACCAGACGATCACCCATCACCCGGACCTCGCGCTCGACGAGGCTGCCGCGATCGCGACGACCCGCAAGTACGGCGAGTCCTGGATATTCGCCCGCACCTCCTCAGGGCACGGCGCGGCGACACCGATCAGCCCGCTCACGGCTGCCGCGATCGCGGTCTGGGCCAACGACCACGCGGGGACTGAGGTCCCGGCTCCGCGACCGGAGGTGTTCTGACCATGAGCGTGCTGACTGAGATCCGCGCCGCCGTCGGGCGGCTCTTCACCGCCACCGACGGACGAGACGTGCTGCAGAACACCCCGGACGGCTGGGAGATCGACAAGCCGTGGCTGTGGTGGGACGGGCCTGCAGGCAGCAGCGACGGCACCGGAGGCCCGTGGGGGAACCCGCTGCCCGGGGCTGACATGCCGTACGCCATGAAGGGCTCAGCGATCCCCGCTATGGCCCGCTGCCGGTCGCTGATCTGCGACGTCCTGGCAGGTGTCCCCTGGAAGGTCTACCGAGGCCGCGAGCAGTTGACCACCCCGTCGTGGATCGCTGACCCCCAGGGCTTGAACAACGACGGTCGTCGAGGCTCCTCGGTCGCTCCCGTGTCGCTGAGCGCCGTCGAGTTCTGGAGCCAGACCCTGCTGTCTGCCGTCGAACTCGGGGAGGCGGTCCTCTACAGCCCGTTCGTCGGTGAGGTCGACGAGGCAGGGAAGGCGATCGCCTGGGGCTCGCGCGGAATCTTCTCGCTGAACCCGCTGGAGGTGAAGCGCGAGGGCGGCGCATGGGTCGTCAACCGTCAGGTCATCCCCGACTCCGATTTGCTCTTCATCCGCAACCGCGTCTGGCCCGGGCAGACCCGAGGCCTCGGCGTCTGGCAGCAGTTCGCCTCCGAGATCGGGTTCGCTGAGAACGTCCGCTCGTACGGCTCAGGCCTGCTAGGGCGCGGCATCCCTGCTGGCTACCTGAAGGTCACCGCACCCGACCTGGAGCAGGGCGAGGCAGACAAGTTGAAGGAGCGGTGGATGGCCGCGCACGGCGGTACGACGCGCCGCATCGCGGTCCTCAACGCGACGACAGACTTCAAGCCTCTGGAGATCAACCCCGAGGCAGTGCAACTGGCCGAGTTGCTGAAGTTGTCCGCCTGGGAGGTAGCCCTCATGTACGGGGTCCCGCCCTACAAGTTGGGGATCTCGATGGGCTACTCCAACACGTACGCCAACATCGAGTCGGCCAGCATCGACTACGTCCAGGACGCGCTCCTGCCCTGGGCTCGCCGCATCGAGTCCGCGATCGACTCCAAGTTGGCGCACGGCACGAGCCTGAAGATCGACCTCGACGGGCTGCAGCGCGCCGACACTGCTGCCCGCTTCTCGTCGTACGAGATCGCGCTCCGCAACGGCTTCATGACCAAGGAGGAGATCCGCACCCTGGAGGACCTTCCGCCGCAGGCCGATGAGGGCAGCACCATCCCACTCCAGGTCGTCCCCGAGGAGGAGGCAACCGCATGAGCACAGAGAGCACGATCGTCCCGCTGGAACTACGACGCGGGGCTGACGAGAACACCCTGGAGGGGATCTGCGTCCCGTACGGGGTCACCACCACGAAGGCAGGGCACGCCAACGGCGAGCGCTTCCTCCCGGGAGCCTTCGCGGACCTCGACGCCCGCAACAAGATCAGGCTGACTGACTCCCACCTGGAGGGCGAGTTCCGTCGCCCGGTCGGTGTCGGCATCGAGTTCCGGGACACCCCGACAGGGCTGCTCGGGCGCTTCCGGTTCTACGCCACGCCGGAGGGACGAGGAGCCCGCGAGAACGTCATCGAGGAGACGTACGGCGGGCTCTCCGTCGGCTTCCTGCCCGTGCAGGAGCAGACCGGCAGCGACGGCGCGCGAGAGATCGTCCGCGCCCGCTTGTTCCACGTCAGCCTGGTCGACGAGCCTGCCTACGACGACGCCAAGGTCCTCGCGGTGCGGAGTGCTGCCTCAGAGGACGTGCGAGCGCTTCTGAGCGTGTCGTACGACCCCGGGGACTACCCCGACCCGCCTGACCTGACGGGGCTCGTGTGGGGCCGTTGACGGGCCACCCATAGCGGTCGTACCGTCGCCGTAGGCGGTTGAGTCTCGGTAGGGGACTCCCGTCAGGTCTCGGTAGGGGACCGACGTCCAGCAGCGGCGTCTCGGTAGGGGACACGCGATCCGAAGCGATCCGTGCCCAGGAGGCACCCGTGAACACCTACCTTCGCTCCAAGATCGAGGAGCGCGCGAGCCAGTCGGCCCTGCTCCAGTCGATGCAGACCCGCGCGGCTGACGACAAGCGGGACCTCACCGAGGCCGAGACCAAGACGTTCGACGAGATCGTCGCCCGCCTGAAGGATCTCGACGAGCAGATCAAGCGGATCTCCGAGTTCGACCAGGGCGCGGCCAAGTTCGCCTCCCTCGTCGGCGCACAGAAGGAGGCAGAGGAGGAGGCCGAGCGCGCGCACGACGACGCTGCGAAGCCTGACCCCGACCGCGAGCCCGCCGAGGCCCGTAGCGTCGACTACGGCAAGCGGTTCGTCGAGTCGACCGCCTTCCGGAACTACCGGGGCGCTGGCACCTCCGAGCGGCTGACCCTGCCTGGCCCTGCCTCCGCCGAGTTCCGCGCAGCGATCACGACCGGCAACGTCGGGCTGACTGCCTACACCGGCCCGGTCCCGCAGATCTGGTCAGGTCCTGCAGCGCCGACGTTCCCGACGACCGTGCTCGACATGGTCGGACGGGTCGCGACGTCGCAGTCCGCCGTCATGTACCTCACCTGGCAGCCGCAGCCCCCGGGCAACGCGCCGGTCGTGGCTGAGGGAGACCTGAAGCAGGAAGCGATCATGGACGCCGTCGAGGCGACGATCGCGCTGCAGACGTACGCCCACTACAAGGCGGTCACCCGTCAGGCGCTGGAGGACATTCCGCAGATCCAGACGATCATCCAGAACCGGCTCCTGTCCGGGGTGCGGTCGGCTCTCGACGCCGCTGCTGTGGCTGCTCTCCTCGCCGCCTCCCCGACTGCCGTGGACGGTGACGGCAACTTCATGCAGGCAGTCCGTGCCGCGATCGCGACGGTGGAGTCTCAGGGCTTCAAGCCGAACGCGGTGCTCCTGAACCCGCAGGACGCGGCGATGATCGACATGCAGGCCATGTTCGAGACCGTCGATGGTGCCGTGCGCAACGGCGCGGTCTGGGGTCTCCCGATCGTGTCCTCGGCGTCGATCCCTGCAGGGACCGCGTACGTCGGCGACTTCAAGACCGGGCTGACCTGGTTCGACCGTGGCAACACGGACGTCTTCATGAGCGACAGCCACGCCGACTTCTTCCTCCGGAACCAGTTGGTGATCCTCGCGGAGGCTCGGGCCGCGTTCGCCGTCACGGAGGTCGCGGCCCTGGCCGAGGCCACCGCTGGAGTCGCCCCCGTCGCCGCATCGGCGTCGAGCAGCAGCAAGAGCAAGTAGGCAGGCCGTGGAAGGCGTCCCGGACCTCGCTCAGGTACGCGCCTGGGTCGGTGTCCCTCCGACAGCAGTCAGCGATGCGGATCTCCAGCAGATCCTCGACGCTGAGCAGCAGATCCAAGCCCGGACCTGCCGCCTGCCGGAGGACACCGTCGAGGCTCCCGGGACGTATCCCGCAGCCCTGGCACGTGCCCTCCTGCGGCGCTGCCAGCGGGAGGTGGCCGTCAAGAACCTTCCGCTGGGAGCCCTCGGCGTCGACGGCTCCGAGTACGGGCCGGTGAACCTGCCCGCCTGGGATGCGGAGATCTCCCGCCTGGAAGCGACCTATCGGATCCCGGTGGTCGCATGAGCCTCGCGAACGGAGGACGCACCACGGCAGACGCGACTCGGCCCGCGACCTTCCGTGATCGTCTGGTCGCGGCGCTCGCTGGCGTGGCGGGCCTCACCGCCTACCCGACAGCACCGGACCAGGCGACTGCAGGAGCCGCGTGGCCGAAGTGGATCGAGACCACGTACGACGGGGATCTCTGCACGCTGGCGCGCGACACGTACGAGGTCATCGTCACCCTGCCTGGGTCCTACGCCGAACACACGGTCGACCAGGGCGACGGCTTCCGCGACCTCGTCGCATTCGCGCTGATCCCGATCGCACGCGTCACGTTCGCGGAGCCCGCACAGATCACCTTCAACGATCGCCAGACGATGCCCGGTCTCCGGTTCCGCGTCGTCATCAGATGAGAGGCAAGAGACGATGACCGTACCCACCGAGGAGACCTTCCCGCTCGGGCCGGGGCTGCTGACGATCGGCGCGACAGGGACCGAGATCGACGTCTCCTGCCTCGTCAACAACGCCGTGATCTCAGCGTCCAAGGACCAGGGCGACTCACAGACGAAGTTGTGCGGGACCGTGAAGGTCCCCAAGCCCGTCTACACGTACGAGTTGGCGGGCAACATGGACACCGACATTGCTGATGCGGCGGGCTTCTTCGCGCTGTCGCAGACTGCAGCCGGGACCGAGCAGTCGTTCACCTTCACGCCGTCGACGGATGCGGCCACGTCCGCGACCGGGACGCTCATCATCGACCCGCTCGACTTCGGCGGTGAGGAGACCGGCGAGACCATGACGTCCGACTTCACCTTCACGGTCGTCGGTGCGCCCGTCTACACGTTCGGAGGCGGCGTCGTCGTCGCGGCAGCAGGAGCGACCACGGAGCAGCGTGAACTGGAGACGAGCGGCAGCGGGAAGGCCTCGGGCAAGAAGTGACGACAACGGTCGTAGGTGCCGACCGCCTCGCCGCGACCCTGCGCGGCGCGGCGGACGACATTCGTGACCTCAGCGCCGCGCAGCAGTCAGCAGGACGTCTCGTCGAGCAGCGATCCCGATCTGGCGCACCAGTCAGGACGGGAGCGCTCGCGAGGTCGATCCGCTCATCCACGACGGGCGCGGAGGTCCACGTCACGTCACCGCTCCGGTACGCGGGAGTCCAGGAGTACGGGAGCAACCACACGCCCGCGCACCCGTACATGCGTCCTGCCCTGTCGTACTCGACGCCGATCATCGTCGGTCTCTACGAGGCCGACGTACAGCGGGCACTAGCGAAGGTGAAGGGCGCGTGATGGGAGACCAGCGATTGTCGAGTCCGCGACTGCGAGTCGTCCGCGACGGACAGGAGCCCCTGGAGGTCCAGACGGACAACCGGGACATGATCCTGTGGGAGAAGACACGCATCCGCCACAAGTGGCCGAAGTTCGACGAGGCTCCGTTCGTCTGGATGACCTTCCTCGGCTGGGCTGCTGCACGGCGCACGGGCGCGATCGACGCGGCCCTGACGTACGAGGTCTGGGAGTCAGAGGTCCTGGGCGTCGTGACTGTCGACGACGGGGACACCACCGAGACGGGGCTCCCTACCGAGCCGGGACCCGATCCCGGCTGATCGTGGAGATCGCGATCGCCACGCAGACCGCCCCGTGCGACTGGTGGGAGGAGTCAGACGAGGTGATCGCGACAGCGCTCGACGTGCTCAACAGACACGCCAAGCAGGTCAAGCAGGCCAACCGGAGGAGGTGACCGATCGTGGCGTCAGCAGCAGAACTCGTCATCAAGATCATCACCGACGCGTCCGGCGCGGCGAAGGATCTCGACGAGACCGCATCCAAGGCGTCGAAGTTCGGGTCAGGCCTGCAGAAGGCAGCAGGACCGGCAGTCGCTGCGCTGGCAGGGATCGGTCTCGCAGCAGGGAAGGCAGTCAGCGCCGCAAGCAAGACCCAGCAGGCCTACGGCGCGCTGGACTCCATCTTCGGCAGCAACGCCGCGCAGATGAAAAAGTGGGCGGAGGGCGCGGGGACCAGCGTCGGTCTCGCCAAGTCCGAGTACGCAGAACTGGCGAGCATCATTGGCGCGCAACTGAAGAATGCTGGCGTGCCGATGGACCAGGTCGGCAAGAAGACCGACGCGCTGATCCGGCAGGGTGCTGACCTGGCGGCCACCTTCGGCGGAAGCACCGCCGAGGCTGTCGGTGCCCTGTCGTCTGCCCTGAAGGGCGAGACCGACCCGATCGAGCGCTACGGCGTGGCGGTCAAGCAGTCCGATATCGCTGCACGGCAGGCCGCTGACGGCACGTCGAAGTTGGAAGGGGAGGCAGGGAAGGCAGCCAAGACCCAGGCGCTCCTGGCCCTCGTCAACGAGCAGACCGCAGACAGCGTGGGCGCGTTCGCCAAGGAGTCCGACAGCGCTGCAGGCTCCGCGCAGATCGCCTCCGCCCAGTACGAGAATCTCATGTCCACCCTGGGCACGATCCTCCTGCCTGTCGTGTCTGCCGTCGCGGAGGCGCTGGGCGGGCTGGCCGCGATGCTGGAAGGTCACGAGACGATCGTCCTCGTCGTGATCGGAGTCATCGGCGCGCTGGCTGCTGCGATCGTGGCGCTCAACATCGCCGTCGGGATCTACACGGCTGTGACCACCCTCGCGGGCTCTGCGACGGTCGTAGCGTGGGCTGCGGCCCTGTGGCCGATCCTCCTCGTCATCGCCGCTGTGGCTGCCGTCATCGCGATCGTCGTCCTGCTCTGGAAGAAGTCCGACGCGTTCAAGGGCGCGGTCCTCACGATCTGGGGCGGGATCAAGGCAGCGATCGGCTTCGTCATCGACACCGTGTCGCGGCTGATCGGGAGCATCGCGTCGATCCGCGTCCCGGGCTTCATCAAGGACGCGTTCGACACGATCCGCAACGCGGTGCAGACCGCCTGGACGTGGGTCGGGAACCTGATCCAGAAGATCGGCAACATCAGCGTCCCGGGCCTGATCTCTGCAGCCTTCGACACGATCCGAGGCGCTGTCGAGCGCGCGTGGAACTGGGTCGGGAACCTCGTCACGAAGATCGGCAACATCAGCGTCCCGGGCCTGATCTCTGCAGCCTTCAACACGATCCGGACGGCGGTCGAGAACGCTGTCACCTGGGTCGGCAATCTCATCACGAAGATCGGTCAGATCTCCGTCCCGGGCACGATCTCCGGGGCCTTCGCCACCGTGAAGGGAGCGATCGACTCGGTGGTCACCGCCGTGCAGAACCTGATCGGCTGGCTCGGGCGGATCAAGGTCCCGTCGATCAACCTCCCTGGCCCGTTCTCAGTGGGCGGGGCCTCCTCTTCGACGCCGAGCGCTGCCGCGTTCGCTGCTCCTGCAGTCCCGGCAGCCCGCTTGCAGTCAGGCAGCACGCAGACGGGGCCGACCTTCATCATCAACGGCGCGATCGACCCCGAGGCGACGGCGCGGCAGATCCGCAGGATCCTGCGCGGGCATGACCGTCGGGTCGGGATGACGACATGATCGGGCTGCACTCGGCTGTCGTGTACCAGGACCGCAACGCTGCAGGCTGGGGCTCCCCGGTGTTCACGAACGCCTACTTCGACCTCGACCTGACGGGCTGGGTGACCGCCCCGTTCGACGTCGCGTGGACGCACGGAGCTGGATCGGCGCAGGTCCAGACGGACGGGTCCACGGGGTCAGCGCTCAACCGCGCAGAGGCGTCTGTGATCGTGCGTCCCGCGAACGTCGCGACGTACCGCGCCCGTGCTGAGGTGACCGTCTCCCATGCGTCAGAGGTGTTCCTCAACCTGTACTTCGGGACCACGAAACTGGGCGCATCACAGGGACCGTTCTGGCGTCCGACTGAGGCCGTGCAGCGATGGGCCGCGCTGACCGTGCAGGCAGGGACCACCGTCGTCGAGTTCACCTACGACCAGACCGTGAACCCGCCCGGAGCGCAGTACACCTGGCTCGGTGTCGGGATCTCTATCGAGCCAAGCCCTGCCGTCGCGGTGGCGTACCAGGCAGCCCTGTCGTCACTGGAGGTCCACTACCGCAGCACCGGGGCGAGCGCCGATCTCTCCTGCCTGATCGACGAGATCTCGATCCAGCACGGACGCGGCGAGTCGACGGGTCAGCCTGAGCCGTCTGCAGCGACGATCGACCTGACTGCGACAGGGGAGGAGCCGCTGTCGCCCATCGTCGACATTGGCGCGGTCATCATCGTCAGCACGACGACGTCGCAGGGCTCCTCGACACGCTTCACCGGGCGCGTCACGGACGTTGCGCTCGGCTGGGAGGACGCGGGAGACGAGACCCCGTACTCGGGTCAGGTGCAGGTCGTCGCCGTCGGCACGATCGCGGACCTCGCACGACGCACGGTCGGGGATGAGCCCTGGCCCGTCGAGCGCGACGGCACCCGGGTCGCACGGATCGCTGATCTCGCAGGACTGCCGCTCGACCCGCACTGGTCTGACACCGGGACCGTAGACATCCTCGCGCGCGACGTGGACCGCTCCAACGCGCTCGACCGCATCCACGAGACGGCGGAGTCAGCCGGGGGAGTCCTCTGGCAGACCCGCAGTGGTGACGTGCGGTACGCCGACGCGGACCACCGTCGCGGTGTCGCTCCCTCCCTCGACCTCGACGCCTGCGACGTGCTGGTGACCCCGGCTTGGATCCGCAACCTTGACGGGCTCGTGAACGAGGTGAGCATCGGCTACGGGGTCGCACCTGAGGGAGGAGGAGACCAGCCGCGCTACACGGCAGAGGACGCGGCGTCGATCGCGAAGTACGGGCGCTACGCGATCAGCCCGACGACGGAACTGGCAGACTCGGCTGACGCTGCAGCGATGGGCCAACTCCTCCTCGTCCGCAACTCGTCCCCGACCTGGATCATGGCCGCCCTGCCGGTCGACGTCGAAGGCCTCTCAGCACAGGAGACCGACGCGCTGCTCTCGCTCGACATGCACGACCTGATCCGGCTGACGGGACTGCCCTCCCTCGGCACCGCGCCGACGTCTGCAGTCCTGTGGGTCGAGGGCTGGACCGAGCGCCTGTCCTACGGCGCGCACGAGATGACGATAGCGATCTCCGGCTACTGCCGATCCTCTCCTCCGCCGCTGTGGGACGACGTCTCGCCGTCGTGGACCTGGAACACCATCCCGCCCTACACATGGGACGAGACCATGTGCCTCGGACCTCAGGCAGACCTCGGGCGCTGGGCTGACATTCCCGCGTCGAAGCGATGGGACGAACTACCTCCCGCGCAGACCTGGGACACGTGGACGACCACCCCTGCACTCGACGCCGTAGGAGGCTGACCCATGCCGTCATCGACCCCGAAGTACCAGTTGCCCTACCCGCTCGGGACGGACCGAGTCGCGGACGGGGACAACGCGATCCAGGCCCTGGCAGAGCGCGTCGAGGCGATCACTCCCTCAGTGCGGTACGGGGTGACCACGATGGCGACGAACGCGCAGAGTGACGGCACGATCACGTTCGCGACCCCGTTCCCGAACACCCTGACCGCGATCGTCGTCACGGAGGCGACCAACCCCGCGAACCTGGGTCCGCTGATCCTGAAGTTCCAGCCGACGCTGTCGAACAAGACGGGTGCAGCCATGCGCGTCTACACCACCGCAGGTGCAGGGCTCCCGAGCGTGACCATCACAGTCGCCTACGTGGCGTACGGAACCTGAGAGGACCAGCCCCATGACCTACGCAGAGGATGCCGCGACGACCAACGACCCAGGCTTCCGAGATCGCGTCTTCGCCTGTGCGACAGAGCAGGCCAAGACGTTCGTCAACGACGCGCGACCCGAGTTCTACGTCCTCGCCCAGCAGGTGATCTCCTCGCAGATGTACGCCACCGGGCTGATCCCGCTGGTCGCAGCAGAACCGGGCGTGACCCCAGCGGTCGACGACCCCGGGCTCCTCGGAGCAGTGCAGGCCGTCTGGCCTACCTACGGCGCGACACTCGTCGACGTCACCACCACGGAAGGAAGCAACGATGCGTGAGCAGGAGCAGCAGGACGACCGTCGCAAGGTGACGGAGACCCACGAGAAGACCGAGACCCACGAGACGGAGACGGAGGCTCCCGTCGAGACGGAGGAGGAACTGGGCGGGCCTGACCAGGACGACGACGATGACGACCAACCCGCCGACTGATCTCCCGCAGGAGACTGACCCGCCCGACCTCGACCTGATCGTGGTCGCTGCTCAGCGGCTCCGGGCGATCATCCGCGACCCCGACCGCTCGACAGCAGACAAGCGTCGTGCGATCGACGCCCTGGGCCGCGTCCTCGTCAGGCTGAAGAGATCCCTGCGATGACTGCTCCGTCCGGTGAGGCAGCCCTGGCGAACGCGCGCGAGGTCGACACGTACGACGTCGGCTACTGCCAGAAGTACGTCCGCGAGGCCTGGAGGATCGGAGCCCTCTACGGCAGCGCGCTCGACGCCTGGTACGGAGCAGTCAGGAGGCACCCGGGCGACAGGAGTGTGCCGACAGGTGCGCCCATGTTCTACAGCGGCGGGAAGTACGGCCACGTCGTCATCGACGCGAAGAACAACCCGATCCGCTCGACTGACTGCCCTTCACCGGGGCGGGTGTCAGAGACGGACATTGACTGGCCCGTGCGCAACTGGGGCTGCACGTACCTCGGGTGGACTGAGGACCTGAACGGCGTAGATCTCCCGCTGGGAGAGGAGGACGAGATGAACGAGGACGACTGGAAGCGACTGCGCAACATCGTGCGCGAGGAGGTGTGGGAGAAGTCCCTACCCGTCGACAAGCCCGACGGATCGGAGACCAAGAAGAAGGCGTCACAGCAACTCCGCGAGATCCTGCAGCGAGTGCAGAAGTGAAAGGGATTGACCCCATGCGAAACGACACCCTACTGACCGTCGTCCTGCTCTTCGTCCTGGTCCTCCTGGTCGTCCTGGTGGCCGTCCTCGTGCCGTGGTGATCCCGTGATCGCGATCGACGTAGCCGACGTGTCAGCAGTCCTCGTCAGCGGCGACTGGACCAACGTGCAGGACGTCGTCGTCGAGTTCGCCGAGTTCACGGCAGGGACCTCCACCTGGGCCACGGGTCTCTACCTGGCAGCGACCATCCAGGGAGGCCCGCACAACGGCGACCGTGTCGTGGTCCCGCTGCGGTCCGTGGATGCCCTGCGGGTCGCATCATGACGATCCGGCACGGGCACTCCTCCTCCCGCTACGACAAGCCGCCGAAGACGCTGGCAGAGCAGGTGGGTCGCGCGACCACGTCCGGCAAGGACGGCAACCTCCTCACGTTCACGGAGGTGGACACCAAGGACCGCGCCGCGAAGTTGTCTGCTGAGGGCTGGGGAACCTACGCCCCGTTCAAGGAGGCTGACACCGACTGCGCGCTCATGTGGGACAAGGCCGAGTTCACCAAGGTCGCCGCGTTCACCTCGCGGCTCGGTGACGGGACCTGGCACATGGACGGAGGACACGACCGCAAGGTGGTCTGCGCGACGATGGTCCTCGACCACGTGTCAGGGCATCGGCTCTGGGTCTCAGTGCTCCACCTGCCCTCCTCAGTGCAGGAGGGCGATCACTGGTCCAACGACCAGACCGACCAGGACCGAGTCAGGTGCTGGAAGGAGGGCGTCGAGGCGTGGCGCGAGAAGCGGAAGACCGCGAAGGACAAGCACCATCAGGACGTGTCAATGCACGTCGCTGACTGGAACGTCGACTGCCGCAGCGGGAAGTGGCGCGACGAGATCGACAAGCGGATCGGCGCGGATGCCTTCCGGGGGACCTGGACCAAGGACAACCTGCCGAAGGGCGGGACCCACGGCGACCGGCTCATCGACGCGACGTGGTCGAACGGCAAGTTCAAGAGCGTGATGCTCCTGCCTGACGACGACTCCAGCGATCACCGTCCCTACGGCGACGTGATCGGCTGGCCCTGACCCTGAGCAGCCCTCGCTGGCGCTTGTTGGTCAATGTGATCCAGGACACACCCTGCGATCTGCTTGTGCTGACCGCGCATTAGAGTGTGTTATGTCGTCAAGCACATATGAGCCCATGCCTGACCGAGGGTGGGCGATTAGCGGAGGGGATCTCGGCGATGGACCAGGGAGCACCAGAGCACGCGGACGTGGAGAGCGTCAGGGCCTTTGCCCAGGAACTCTCGACGGCCTTCCTGCTCTGCAGGGAACTCCAGCACAACTGGAAGCCCTTCTCGGCATGGTGGGACGAGGAGCACCACAACTACGCCCGGTCGATCCGGTGCGTGAGGTGCAAGACCAAGAAGGTCCAGCGCCTGTCGTCCTCCGGGGCGATCCTCACGAGCCACTACGAGTACGCAGAGGGCTACCTCGCCCAGCACATTGGGCGCATCGTCGGGGAGGCCCGAGACTCGCTACGCCTGGAGTCCCTGACCCGATCCCTTCCGAAGACGACGTAACCAATCCACGAAGGAGAGCAGGAAGCATGTCCAAGGAGATCCGCACCATCGCGTGGTGCGACGGGTTCACCCATGCCGAGTACGAGCAGGTCGAGGCAGCAGTCACACGCCGGTTCGCAGCCGACACCCTGAAGGAGTGCGAGATCGACCTCTGCGAGGTCTGCGACAAGACCATCGTGCAGCCGCTGCTCGACCTCCTGACTGAGCACGGTCAGCCCGTGAAGGGTGCGAAGACGATCCAGCCCGTCCTGCCTGTCGCTGAGGATGCGCCGAGGGTACGGACTACCACCCGCCGCCCTGCTGAGATCAAGTGCCCGATCGACGAGTGCGACTGGGAGGGATCCCGCTCGGCTGGAGGGATGCACGCGCCGAAGGCTCACGGGGGTCAGACCCTGCCGGTCCTGGAGGGACGCTATGGCCGTCGTCTGCTGAACGGGAGCAGGCTCACCCTGGAGCACCCGTGCCCGCAGTGTGAGGCCGCGTACGACTCCAGGCCGGGGCTCACCACGCACCTTCGGGCGCACGCCGCATGAGCGCGATGAGGGACCTCGCGTCGGTGACGGTGAAGGGCACCGTAGACGGGACCATGCGTCGGCGCGGTGGACCTCACCTCCGCCTCGCCACGACGACGCGCGATGAGCGGGTTCACCCTGCAGTCATGGCAGCCGCGCACCGCGTCAGGCGCGAGGGCGAGCGGCTGCAGATCGTCAGCGCGACTGAGGTCCTGCTCGTGCCCAGGAGCCGGTGATCGTGACGGGGGCGTACGGGAGGTGGGAGGCGCTGGCCGACGTGGCGTCGGCCCAGGAGGAGTTCGAGCAGGCGCGGGAGGACCGCCGAGACGCCGTGAGCAAGGCGCGGGCTGCCGGGGCCACCTGGGCTGACATAGGCCGCGTGCTGCAGATCACCAAGCAGGCCGCCCACGAGAAGTTCCGGGACGTGATCTGAGGTGGGCCACCGACCGCACATCTACGTGATCCGGCGCGAGCCTGCTGACCCCGGCGTCTCGCCGAACCAGTACCTCCCGCAGATCACCGTGGAGGTCCGGGCCTACTGGCCTGCACGAGAGCGACACCGGGTGCGCGCGATCCTCGATCAGGCCTACGCCGAGGCGGTGGAAGCGCTGGAGGCCTACGGGGTGAGTGACCTGCAACACACAACTGGGCCAAACGATCCAGTCCATGAGACGGACGAGGGCTAGGCACTGGATTCCGTGTGACCTGCCTCACACGCCCTAGCGAGCCCCAGCAGTCCTCGTCGTGTTTCCGCAGGTCAACGAGGTGCTGAGCACAACACCTGAGGAGGTACTGCCTTCCCGTTACCTCCATAGGTGTTAGGCTGTGCGAGCACCACCCGATCAGCCCCCAACCGAAACCGAGAGGCACCCCGATGACCTGCACCGCCGCTTACGACAACACCTGGACCTGCACGCTGCCCGACGCCCACGAGGGCGAGCACGAGACGCCCACCGGCGACCCGGGCATCACCTGGGCCTGGGCCTGACCCCACCCCCGGAGGAGGGCTGATCCGTAACCAGCCCTCCTCCTCTCAGCACCACCCGATCAGCCAGCCAGCCACCACCAACCCGAGAGGCTCCACCATGACCAGCACCGCCACCGCCAAGAAGTCCACCGCCACCGAGAAGGCCGCCGAGTTCGCCGACGCCTACACGCTCAGCCCTGAGGCAGCCGCCGCGATCGACGCGCTGACCCCGAAGGGCCGCCAGACCATGACCGAGGTCGGCAACTGGACCGGCTCCTTCTTCGACGAGGGCTGCACTGCAGGCTCCGGCATCTGGGGCGAGTGCTTCATGAACGAGGCGGGCCACAAGAGCGCCGGGGTCATCAACCGCCTCCGCGACCTGGGCCTCTTCGAGACCAGCATCGACGACGAGTCGGGTGTCTGGTTCGCGCTGACCCCGCTCGGGGTCGAGGTAGCCCAGCACCTGACCACCCCCACCACCACCGAGAACACCACCACCAAGGAGAACACCGTGACCGAGAACACCACCGCCAAGAAGACCGCCGCCAAGAAGACTGCTGCTGCTCCTGCTCCCCGCGCCTACAAGGTGCCGAAGGGCTACGAGGTCAAGTGGCAGCACGGGGGCCACGACCTGCTCAAGAAGTCTGACGCCGCGACTAAGGGTCCCGCCTGGTACACCGCCTGCAACGCGCACGGTGACCTGCACGAGGCCGCGAGCGCCAAGGAGGCCGAGGGCTTCGGTGTCCTGAAGGTCCGCAGCACCTGGTGCAAGGGTGACCACAAGCCCGCCGCCAAGAAGACCGCGCCCGCCAAGGCTGCTCCCGCGAAGACTGCCGCCGCGAAGACCACCAAGGCCGCGAAGACTGCCGCCGCGAAGACCGCCGCCGCCAAGGCTCCCGCCAAGGCCGCGACCACGACCAAGGCCGCCAAGGCTGCCGCCAAGAAGTGAACACCCCCGGAGGAGCGCTGATCCGTAGCCAGCGCTCCTCCTCCCGAGAGGAGATCCCCGCATGATCCCGAACGACCGCTACACCGTCCGCCCGGAAGACCTCCGGGCGGCACGCCTGTCTCTCACCCGAGACGCCTGGGATGCCGCGCTGCTCGCAGGAGACGTGCAGGCCGCTGACCGCTACGCGGCTGAGGTATCCCGCCTGGAGAACATCAACGACGAGGAGAACGACCGATGAGCGACCACACCGAGGTCCCCGCGCTGACGTGGACCAACACCCACCCGGGCCGCTGGGTGACTGACGCGCCGATCAACGGCGAGGACGGCGCGTTCGCAGCCGTGGCCCGCCGTGACGATCAGGGCACCTGGCGGATCCAGTGCAGCACCTACGGGCGATCAGTCGGCACCGCTGAGGCTGAGAGCCTGACCGATGCCCGCTCCGTCGCCCAGGACACGTACGACGTCGTGGAAGGAGTGAACCGATGAGTGAGTCCCACGCGACCGACGAGTTCAACATGATCTGGCAGAACGACCAGGACGTGTACCTCGCCGTACTGGAGGAGGTGCGCGGGATGCTCAGGCAGGTCCCCGGGATGACCAACCAGACGATCGGCGTCAACGTCAAGGCGCGGGTGTTCTCCTGGGCCTACGGCGGCGGCTGGGGCTACTCCTCAGGGTGGGGAGGCGTGACGTACTCCCTGCGCGACCGGGAGCGCTACGCCTACTGGACCGAGGGCAGCCCTCCTCCGAACTACCGGGTGACCCCGTTCTCGTACTTCCTGGACCGCGACCAGTACGGCCACGTCAGCGAGGAGCGCGTAGGCGAGGAGGCGCTGGAGGCCCTGGCGCTGGAGGACCCGGACGAGGAGGAGACCGGGCGTGTCCGTAACGCGCCCGGTCTCCTGCCCGCATCGTACCTGGAGGCGGAGTAATGACCGCGCTTCATGAGGCCGCGACCCGGACGCTCGTGGCCCGGTCCTACCTCAGGGTCAGCGAGGACCGGGGAGGACTGAAGCGCTCCACCACGGAGCAGGACACCGAGAACACGCGCGCGATCTCAGCCCAGGGCTGGGTCCAGGGTGAGCCGTACCGCGACGACGGGATCTCCGCGTCGAGGTATAGCGGCAAGATCCGCGATGACTTCCAGCGCCTGATCCAGGACCTGCAGGCGCACGAGTTCGGGGCCGACGTCCTCGTGCTCTGGGAGACCTCCCGAGGCTCGCGTGAGATGTGGGAGTGGGTCAGGCTGATCGACCTGCTGGCCGAGGTCGGCGTGCTGGTCCACATCACCACCCACGGGAGGACCTACGATCCCCGTAACTGGCGCGACCGCCGCAGCCTCCTGGAGGACGGCGTCGACAACGAGGCCGAGAGTGCGAAGGTGAGCATGCGAACCACGCGAACGGCAGCAGCCGAGGCAGCAGCAGGCAGGCCGACGGGCAAGTGCCCGTTCGGCTACAAGCGGGTCTACGACCCAAGCACGGGCAAGATGGTGACGCAGGTCCCTGACCCCGAGACGGCTCCGATGGTCCGGGATCTCTACGAGCGGATCGCCAAGGGCCACGCCATGAAGGCGATCGCCCGTGACTTCGAGGAGCAGGGCTACCGGAACGGCAAGGGTGAGCCCTTCAGCGCTGCTCACCTGAGATCGCTGGCGCGGCAGCACGCCTACACGGGGCTGCGGGTCCACATCCCGGGCCGGAAGGCGGGTCAGGACTGGCGGCACCTGATCCGGGCCGAGCACCTGATCGAGGCCAACTGGGAGCCGATCGTCGAGCGGGATCTCTTCTGGCAGGTGCAGGAGATCCTGGAGGACCCGAGGCGCAAGACGGCCCGCCCGGGCAGGGCCAACCACCTGCTCTCCCACGTCGCGGTGTGCGGTGCCTGCGGAGCCTGGATGGTGTGGCGGAACCACATCCCGGGCAAGGGCAGGGACCGGGTCGCGCTGTACCAGTGCCGCAACGGACACGCCCGGGTGTTTGAGGAGGACCTGGACCGCTTCGGCGAGCGCGCGCTGCTGGACTACCTGGAGGGCGCGGCGCTGGCGGATGACCTCGCCGCGCAGGAGGCCGACGGCGCTGCCCTCCGTCAGGCCCGGGCCGATGCTGCTGCCCTGCGGGCGCAACTGAAGGGTCTGGCCGATGCGCTGGCTGAGGGCGTGTCACCTCAGACGGTCGCCGCTGCTGAGCAGAAGATCAAGCGGGCGCTAGCGGCTGCTGAGACGCGCGAGAGGGACCTCAGCACTCCTGCAGCCCTGCGAGGGCTGATCGAGCCGGGACCGGGCGTCAGAGCCCGCTGGGAGAGCACTCCGCTGGCAGCCAAGCGGGCGATCGCGCGGCTGGTGTTCTCTGAGGATCGGCTCGGCCTCCTCCGCGTCATGCCGACCGAGAGCCGTGGTCCGTTCCGGGTGCCTGTCGGGGACCGCGTGCGCCTCGGCACTGAGGAGGCCTGACCCCGTCAGCAGCGAGGCCCGGGCACGTCGACCCCACGCGACGATGCCCGGGCCTCGCTGGTTCTATGGGCGGCGCATGAGGATGAGCACCGCCATGCCCGTGACGACGGCCAGCATCACGAGCAGGGCCACGAGGTCCCCGCTCACAGTGGCGGGTCAGCGTCGGCGTGCGGCGGGAGGTCCCGTCGGTGCTGCGGTTCCGGCCCGTCGTAGTCCTGCCACAGCGACATGGAGTGAACCAGGCGGACGACGCCGCGCGCCGTGAAGTGGCGCATGTCGAGGGCGAGCCCAAGGAGGCCGAGCGCGAGGCCTGCGTCTCGTACGGCGTGCAGGTCCTGCATGGCTCCGATGACGAAGAGCAGGAGCGCCAGGGCGTATGCCCCCATCGCTGCGTAGCCCAGGACCGCAATCGTCTGCGATCTGGTGGCGGTCATCATGGTGTCGTAGTCCCTCTCCAGTGCTGCCTAGTCCCACGTCGCGCCGCACTCGCAGCGCCACGCCCCGGAGCGCGTCCGGGCCATCATGTGGAGACGGAGTTGATGCCAGAGCCGTCGAGCCCGCATCCGTTCCTCCCCCGAGTCTTGGGGTGACGCAAGCCGGGACGGCGTTACCCCATAGACGGCAGCGTACGCAGCGGGCTGTCCACAAGCAAACGGCGCTTCACTTCAGCAGCCAGCCGCTCGTTGGAGACCTCGGAGAGATCAGCGCGACCCGGAGGCCGGACACCTGCCTCGGCCTCAGTCAGGAAGCCCGCGACGACGAAGGCCTCCAGTACCGGCCTCTCGTAGCCGAGCGCGAAGGCGCGGGCGCTCCTGGCGCTGACTGCCTGCGGCTCTTCCTTCCGCCACCGGCTGATCGTGCCCTGGTCGACGCCGGTCTTCGCTGAGATCTCTACCTGGCGGTCGTCGCCGACGACCCAGTTCACGTACTCGCACCACGTCATCACCTTGCTGCCCATGATCGTCTCCTCGGGGGTCACCATCGTCATGTCCGAGACGGTGCCCAACTGTACTTGACGTCATGCATGCGGCACATGCACAAGACCTAATTGTTGCCGAACTATTGCCGTACCACAGATGCGGTCATAACGTCTTGACGACACCCCGACGGATGATCTCCAAGCCGCCCGGACCCCGCGACCCGGACCCGTCGGGCGTGTCTCTTCGCTACCCACCTGGAGGTGCAGTGCCCGTGACCCATGCTGCTCTGCACGACGACTTCAACGCCGCCTCGGTCACTCCTGACTGGCTCTCGTACCTCCGCTCCCTGGCCGGTGAGGCTGCCAGCCAGACGGCGATCAGCGAGCGAACCGGAGTGGACCTGTCCACCGTCAACCGCTGGTTCATGCGGCGTCAGCCTCCGAGCGCCCGCACTGTCGTCCAGGTCGCGCACGCCTACGGGGTGAACCCGATCGACGCGCTGATCGCGGCGGGCTACCTCGACCGCACCGACCTGGACCTCCCGCCCGCACCGATGGTCAGCCCTCGGGACTTCGCGCTAGAGGACCTGCTCTACGAGATCTCCCGCCGCGCCCGCGAGCGCGACTGACCCGCACCACACCCACCCACAGAGGACGCGCCCAGCGCGGACCTCTACCCGACTACACCCTGGAGGCCTCCGTGCAGGAGCAGCCCATCTACGACGCCGTCGTCCGTGACCACGACTTCGACCCGTCGACACTGATCCGATTCGACCTCGCAGCCTTCCTCGCCTCGCACAGGGGACCGACAGGCGTACCCGAGGGCAGCAGGCCTCGGAAGGGTGCCCGTCGTGTACGCCGCGCCTGACGAGCACGAGGAGGCTGCTGCAGCCGAGCGCCGCGAGGCAGACCTGATCGCCCGTGCGGTGGCACGCAGCAAGCCGCTGTCAGCAGAGGACCGCAGGCAGATCGTCAGCCTGCTCGCCCGACCCCGACGCCAGGGCGCGGCATGACGACGCTCTACGCGCAGGGCAAGCGGCGCGAGTACGCGGTGCGCGACAACATGATCCTCGCGGGCTGGACGCACGTCATGACGGCAGCAGGGTCGAAGGGTCCTGCTGATCTGATCCTGGCTCACCCGCAGCACGGGGTCGCGCTCGTCCAGGTCGGCACCGAGGGCAAGTTCATCGGCCCGTCTGCCCGTCGCACCCTGCTCGCGCTCGCAGATCTCTGCTCAGCCCTGCCGATCGTGGCGACCCCGATCCCTCGGCTCGGCATCCGCTACCGCGTGGTGACCCTGACCCCCGCGCAGTCGTGGCCCGTGTTCGACCCCGTCCACGGCCTGGACCCGCGCCGATGACACGGCGCGGACACCGACCCCAACGCGAGCGGCGTCGGTCGCTGGCTGAGGAGGCCGCCTACGACGACCCCGCCAACTACGAGGAGACCATCGTGTCGCTGACTGCTGAGCCCATCTGTCCGGAGTGTGCGCAAGGGAAGCACGGCAACTGTGTCGGGCAGGCCTTCAACGACCTCGACCAGATCGTGTCGTGCTACTGCCCGACCTGCGGTGCTGGCGATGCCTGAGCCGGGGCTGTATGACGCTCTCCCGGAGGACGAGTACCACGCCGACCGGGAGAGCCTGTCGGTGTCAGGTGCGAAGGATCTCCTGCGGGCTCCTGCCCTATACCAGTGGCGGCTCGACCACGAGGAGCAGCGCGACTACTTCGACTTCGGCAGCGCCGCCCATGCTCACCTGCTGCAGACGGGTCGCGACGTGGAGCGCGTCGAGGCCGACGACTGGAGGTCCGCAGCCGCGAGGGCAGAGCGGGACCGCATCCGCGACGAGGGCAAGATCCCCGTCCTGGCGAAGGAGTGGCAGCAGATCCAGGACATGGGTGAGGCGATCAGCCACCATCGCATGGCCTCGGCTCTCCTCAGCGACGGGCGACCTGAGGTCTCGGCCTACGCCGTGGACCCCGAGACGGGCATCCTGCGCCGTGGTCGCTTCGACTACCTGACTCCTGAGGTGGTCGTCGACTACAAGACGACCGCGAGCGCTGAGCCCTCCGCGTTCGCCGCGTCCTGCGCCCGCTACGGCTACGACCAGCAGGCCGCGTGGTACTTGGACCTGTGCTCCCTGCTCGGGGAGGACCGCGACGGGTTCGCCTTCGTGGCCCAGGAGAAGACGGAGCCCTACCTCGTGGAGGTCTACAGCCTGGACGAGGCAGCCGAGGAGCGGGGACGTCGCCGCAACCGCCGCGCGCTCGACCGCTTCCAACACTGCCTGGAGACCGACCACTGGCCCGGGTACACCGACGCCGCGTTCACCGAGTTGAGCCTGCCGCGCTGGGCCATGTACGAGGAGGGCATGCGATGACGCTGACCGGAGAGATCGCAGCCGCGCTGGCAGGGTTCCAGGCCGAGATGCCGGTGATCCCCAACACCGAGGTCGCCCGCATCGAGACGCAGAGCGGAGGAGGCTACGGCTACCGCTACGCGTCCCTGGGCACCATGATGCCGATCGTCGCGCCGCTGCTCGCCAAGCACGGGCTGGCGTTCACATGCATGCCGACCAAGACCGAGGGCGGGCCGATGCTGGTCGGGGTCCTGCTGCACTCCTCGGGCGAGAGCCTGCAGGGCGAGTTGCCGATCACAGGCAGGAGCCCGCAGGAGATCGGCTCCTCGCTGACGTACGGACGGCGCTATCTGCTCTGCTGCCTGACGGGCATCGTGACCGATGACGATGATGACGGAAGCCTCGCTGAGCAGGCGGCGCGCGTACGACGCGGTCTGACCGTCGTTGAGGAGACGGCGAGGTCCTCAGGGCCACGAGTACCTGAGCCACGCGCAGAGCCTCGCGCACGAGCCACGAGCGAGACGGAGGCTCCTGACCCTGCAGGCAGCCCTGCCCTCAACACCTCCTCAGCCCTGGCGAAGCGTATGTACGCCTCCATCCGGGACGCGGGGATCGGGAAGGACGACGTCCACACCTTCATGTCGGAGGCCGTCGGTCGCGAGATCACCTCCTCCAAGGACCTGACGGAGGCCGAGGCGCGGCGCGTCCTGGACTACCTGCCGCAGCAGCCGCCTGTCGCACCCCCGGAGGAGACGTGAAGCCCAAGCCCTGCAGGACCTGCCAGTGCGACTCGCCGTGCGTGCTGGGTGAGGCCTGGCTGGAGGAGCGGGACCGTGACAGCGACGAGGCAGCCGACCGCGCAGGGGACGAGTACGAACGGTGGCTCGACTCCCGATGGTGATCCACGACCTAATCGCCTGCCCGACGTGTCATGCGCGGCTCGACGAGTCCTGCCGCACGCGCTCAGGTCACACGACCACGGAGCACCGCAGCCGCCTCGCAGGCAGGAGGTGCCCGTGCGGTGCTGCCCTCAGGCCTCGGCGTCGGCTCTGCGACTGGTGCCGGGATCGCTGCCTGCAGGAGGGCAAGAACGCCTACGGCAAGCGGCGTCGTGCTGCCAGACGGGAGGGCTGAGCGGTGGTCTGGTTCAAGGTGGACGACTCGTTCACGGATCACCCGAAGGTGGCTGCTGCAGGGAAGGCGGCGCTAGCCCTGTGGGTCCGTGCCGGTCCCTGGTCTGCGCGGCACCTCACCGACGGCTACGTGCCCGCGCACATGCTCTCCACCTTCGGCGGCAACCGTGCTGCTGCGAACGCCCTGGTGAAGGCGGGGCTGTGGACTGCTGAGCCTGACGGCGGCTATCGGTTCCACGACTGGGACCAGTACAACCCGTCACGGGCCAAGGTCGAGGCAGACCGAGAGGCCACTGCAGATCGGGTGCGGAAGTGGCGAGAGCGCCAGCAGGAGTAACGCCGTTACAGCTCCGTGTGTAACGCGTTACGTACGCCGTTAGTAACGCCGCCCCCGACCCGACCCGACCCGACCCGACCCGTAGTAGGTACAGGAGGTCTCTCGTCTACAGGAGCACAGGGCCTGGTGGTTGTGGATCCCTAGTCCGAATCCGAAAGACCGAACCGTGCGCGCGAGGCTCCGCCCCGCGATCGGAATCGGGAGGAGAGAACGATGAACGAGCACGAGATCGACACGATCGCTGCCACCCTGCACGTCCTCAGGCCTGACTGGCCCAGCGGGCAGATCCGCACGCTGATCCGTGACAACCTGCAGGACCGCCCGAGGCGTGACGTCCTGGTCGCGCTGACCTGGGTCGCGGGTGACACCAGCAGCCACACCCCGTACCGCGTCCTGGAGAACGGTCCCTGGTGGAAGGCAGCAGCAGCCGACCGCACGATGCATGACCCTGAGGCGCACACCGACCCCGGTCGTCTGTGCTCCACCTGCCTGCAGCCTGAAGCCCGCTGCCGCAGGGCGTGGTCAGGAGACCACGACTACGTGAGCGTCGAAGATCACCTGGCCTCGCTCGACGCCGAGGACCCGATGGAGAGATCCCTGCAGGTGCGGGACCTGAAGCGGCTGATCGCCACGTTCGGGAAGGTGCCCGAGTCATGACCTGGTGGCGTGAGGTGGTGATCTCGTGGCCGTGCGAGACCTGCGGCGCAGGACCAGGCGACCGATGCCGCACCACCTCAGGCACTGCGAAGTACGAGGCCCATGCCAGCCGCTCAGCCCTGGCCTCGGCTCACCGCTGGCACCTGCCCGAGGAGGAGTCCTGCCACCACTGCCTGGACAACCCGCCCCGAGGTCACACCTGCCCGCGCTGCAAGAGGAAGACGCCACCGTGACCGACGTACGGCACACCGCAGCCTGGGCAGCAGCGAAGGTGGCATGGCAGCAGGTCATCGACCAGGGTCTGGTGGAGTGCGGCAGGTGCGGGCTACCCATCGCACCGATCCAGCCCTGGGACCTGGGCCACCCGAAGGACCGACCGCATCACGCAGCACCGACCGACGCGTCAGTCATCCCGCACTGTCGGCCCGAGCACGTCCGCTGCAGCCGCAGAGCAGGAGCCCGCGAACGCAGAGCGGTGACCGCAGCCCGCATCATCGACGGCCAGGACGGGTGGCTCTGGTGATCCGCCACATCCCTTGCACAGATGCGATCTCACATCCCTTGCACAGATGCGATGTGACATCCCTTGTGGGGATGCGATGTGAGACGACCGGCGGTTTTTCTGACGCGCGAACCGCCGCCATGAG